TATGGAACCTTGGATCATCTGGGCAGGTGTAGGTATGATGGTTTTTACAGTTCTTATATTTGTTTTATTTACTCTTGGGCAGATGTATTGGGGATGAGCACTAATACTTATTGACTTCTTTGTTAAGAACTGTTAAGATAAATATGAGAAATACATAGGAGGCTATGACTTCTTCAACACTTTCACAACCAATTCAACAGCGAGGATGGTTTGATGTCCTGGATGACTGGCTTAAACGAGATCGCTTAGATTCCGTGAGGAATTCTGTATGACTACCTTTCTGGGATTGTATCTAATCTTTATTGGTGTGAATGGATTGTTTAGAGATTTACAAAGATACAGAGAACAAACTGACGATAGGTAAAAATATAAAAGACACTTTCTAAACTGGAACAAGGGCATCTCCACAGGTGCCCTTTTTGCCTTATAATACTTTCATACACACAGAAACTTCTTATGACTAATCCAATCACTCCCAAAGTCGCATACATTCCTCTTGAATACACACTTTCAGTAGATGAGTTCTTGGAAGTTTGGAAGGATATGGATATGGAAGAGGAACCCACACAAGAAGATTATGATACTTTTATTCTTGAACGGGCAAAATCATTTATAATTTATAATATGCGTGGAAAATTTGAACCACACATTCGTTTGATGGAGGACAATTGAAATGACTTACATTATTCTTCGTGATACATTTGGTGCTGGTCTAACGACTTTCAATTCTTCTGGATTGGAACTTTATAGTAAAGACCAACTTGAAGAAGGTGTTGTTGCTGCGGCACAAGAACTTCTTGATGCGGATGGTATTGATAGTGTCTATGAATATGAAGAAGACCACGCACCACTTGTTATTAGTGATGCGATTGTGATTTGTGAGATTATGGATACTATTGATGGAACATATGCGAGTGATTACATTAGAAATCTTATTGTGGAAAGTAAAATCCAACAATCTAATGAAGAGTATGAACTTTACCTGAAACTCAAGGAGAAATTTGGAGACCTGTGAAGGTCTCTTTTTTGTATCAGCATCTCATAACATTTATACCTGTTAGTATACTTACTGGTATAAATAGTATTAGTTAAACACACTTGATATGACCCTTACTCATAAACATCATATTATTCCAAGACATATGGGAGGAACTGATGACCCTTCTAATCTTGTTGAATTGACTATTGAGGAACACGCAGAGGCACATAAAAAATTGTGGGAACAATATGGAAAGGAGGAGGATAGAATTGCTTGGATGGGTCTATCTGGTATGATAGGTAAAGAAGAAGTTATTTCTCTTCTTATGAAGTTGGGACAAGAAAGGGGAAGAGAAAATAGAGGACCTATGAGTGAAGAAAGTAAGGAAAAATTGAGATTGCTTCATTTAGGAAAACCTAAAAAACCAGAAGCAGTTGAAAAGATGAGGAAAACAAAAACTGGTGTTCCTCAAACAGAAGAAAGCAATAAGAAAAGAAGCGAAACCCTAAAAAGAAAGTTTCAAGAAGGAACATTTAATCCTGGTGCTTCTTATGCTCCAAAAACAGAAGAACATAAGAAAAAATTAAGTGAAGGTTGTAAAAAATCTTGGGACGAAGGGAATAGAAAAAAACCAGAAGTTCAAGGACCTAAAACAGAAGAAGGTAAAAATAAATGTAGTGAGAGGGCAAAGGAAAGATGGAGACAATATAGAATAGAAAGAGGACTTGACCCAGATACTCCTATGAAAAAGAAGAGTAAGTAGAAATCTCTATTGCCCCTTTTGTTAAGAAGTGATAAAATAAATATTACAAATCATTACGGAGGTTTGATGGTTTCATCTACAATTTCTTTACAAAATCAACGACGAGGTTTATTTGACCTTGTTGATGATTGGTTGAAACGAGATAGATTTGTTTTTATTGGTTGGTCTGGTTTACTTTTTATACCTTGTGCTTATCTTGCTCTTGGTGGTTGGTTGACTGGCATTACATTTACGACATCGTGGTATACGCACGGCATCGCATCATCATTCCTAGAAGGTTGTAATGCGTTGACAGCCGCAGTTTCGACCCCAGCAGACGCTATGGGTCATTCTCTTCTTCTACTTTGGGGTCCTGAGTCTCAGGGGGATTTCGTCAGGTGGTGTCAACTTGGGGGACTCTGGACTTTTGTGGCGCTCCACGGGGCTTTCAGCCTGATTGGATTTATGCTTCGCCAGTTTGAGATTTCACGACTGGTAGGCATCCGTCCTTATAACGCAATCGCATTCTCTGGTCCGATTGCTGTATTTGTATCTGTGTTCCTGATGTACCCTCTGGGACAATCCAGTTGGTTCTTCGCACCTTCTTTTGGTGTTGCTGCTATCTTCAGGTTTCTTCTGTTTCTTCAGGGTTTCCACAACTGGACCCTTAACCCCTTTCATATGATGGGAGTTGCTGGTATACTAGGAGGAGCATTGCTTTGTGCCATTCACGGAGCAACCGTAGAAAATACGTTGTACGAAGATGGAGAAAAAGCAAACACTTTCAAAGCATTTGAACCAACTCAGGAAGAAGAGACCTACTCGATGGTCACTGCTAATAGATTCTGGTCTCAGATTTTTGGTATTGCTTTCAGTAACAAGCGTTGGCTTCATTTCTTTATGTTGTTTGTGCCTGTTATGGGTCTCTGGACCTCCAGTATCGGTATTATTGGTCTTGCCCTTAACCTTCGTGCTTACGATTTTGTTTCTCAGGAAATTCGTGCAGCAGAGGATCCCGAATTTGAAACGTTCTATACAAAGAATATTCTACTAAATGAAGGACTTCGTGCATGGATGGCACCTGTTGATCAACCTCATGAAAACTTTGTGTTCCCTGAGGAAGTTCTACCACGAGGTAATGCTCTCTAAAAATAAATAAGAGGAGTTCTCCGAACTCCTTTTTTTATGCTTCTTATTCTCATACTATTCCAACTCTTTGGAATCCTAATGTTTATATTATCTGTTATGCAGGACTTATGATATCCTCAACAACTCCATACAAACTCGCAGAAATCATCAGAGATACTTGGCCTAGACTTTACAGACCACCACTAAAGACCTATAATAATCAAAAGACTTTAGATAATGAAAAAATACAATAGTGAAGACTACTTTTCAGTGATTGAAATTAAAACAGGAAGAAAGATTGCTGATTGTGGTGAAGAAATTGATGCTCTAATGATGGTTTCTCTTGACCCACAGAACAGAACCATCACAAGAAACAAATTTATGATGGGACAAGTTGTAGATATTGAGATACCAAAAGCACTTCCAACAAATCAAATAGCAATCAACACAGAACCTTATAAGGAACATCAGGAAGAATGGATGGTTGAAAAAATTAATCAATTACCACAAATCAAACTTCCCGAAGGACAAGGAATTCCATTTAGTGCTAAATAACTTTCAGTTTTATAATAATTATGAAGTTCACAGTTTATTCAAAAGACGGTTGTCCATATTGCACAAAAGTTCAGCAGGTGTTAGAGTTGGCACAACTACAACATGTAGTTTATAAATTGAATAATGATTTTACTAGGGAAGAATTCTATGCAGAATTTGGAGAAGGATCTACCTTCCCTCAAGTGATTGTAAATGACCAACATATTGGTGGATGTACTGATACTGTTCAATATCTAAAGGAGCAAAATCTAGTTTAATGGAAAACACCATTCACGAAGTTTGTAACGATGTAGAAAAGGCAATTGACTATGCTTTTAATGGGCAATTTGTTTTAAAGTTTTATGATTACCTAAAAGTTCGTGGAACAAAAAGACTTGAAGTTGAAGAGTTTATTGAGAGTAATACAGCACACGAGCTGAGTAATCTTGTAATGGATTTGGATGACTATCTTGAAGGTGGGTCTGATGAGATACATAAACAACTTCGTGAGGGATATGGACACATTCCAAAACCACAAGCTAGAAAAATAAGAAATTATCTATACGGTATTCTTGAGGATGCCTGGAAATACAGTCATGACAAAAGACCAGGAAGACGGAAGAAGCAAACTAAATAAATCAGAACCTCAAATTAATAGAGGTGTTGAATTATTACTACGGAATAGGAGGAGAAAATCATCAACACCAAAGACTTTTCAAGTGAAGTTTGGTAAAATGATTTCTCTCTTCCGTAGAGAGTTTCATTTCTTTATAGAATTTAATTTTGATATTAGGAAAAAATAAACTCTCTGGAGAAAAAAAATGGAAACAGCATATGTAATAACATTCGTTACGATGTTCACATTGCTCTTTTTTATGGTAGGAGGTATAATTGGATGGTTAACCTACAGGCATTTGTTAGAAACAAAACCACCATATTTGCATCCAGAGTTTTTTGATGAAAATGGGCAGGTAATACCTGACGAAATAGTATCTGTACGATTTGAGAATGACTATTATGGCTACGACGACGAAGACGAAGAAGACGACGACTGAAAAACCCATCGAAACTCTTCCTACAAATCCATTTGTATTTGAGATTTTAGAACTTGCATCAAAACAAAGAAGTAATGCAAAAAAAGTAGAAGTTCTAAAAACTTATGAAAATGATGCACTAAAAACTATTTTTATTTGGAACTTTGACGAAAGTATAATTTCACTTCTTCCTGAAGGTGAAGTTCCTTATGGAGATTTAAAAGATCAGAATGTTTACTCAGGAACTCTTTCTGAAAATCTCTCTAGGGAAGCAATGGGCGGGGAGAATGCAACGGTTCAAGACCTTCAGGGAAGAGGAAGAACTTCTCTTCGAAAAGAATATCAAAACCTTTATCATTACGTTCAGGGCGGAAACAATAGTCTCTCTTCTATTCGCAGAGAAATGATGTTTATTAATCTTTTGCAAGGTCTTCATCCAAAAGAAGCTGAAGTAATTGTTTTGACAAAGGACAAAAAACTTGAAACTAAATATAAAATAACTCACGAAAATGTGAAAGAAGCTTACCCTGATATTCAGTGGGGAGGTCGTTCATGACAGTGATCGTAGGAGAAGAAAAGAAAATGGCAGAAAATAAAACTAAAGTCAATCGTGTTCTGCCACATGAATATGGGTGTGAAATTCTTCTTGAAAAAACAACAGTAGATGTTGCAAAAGATTCATCATTCCCAAATGATGCTTATTTGATTTGGTATAACATCGATGAAGAGCAATACATTGATCTTTGTCGTGCCGCAAAAAGAGTAAATCTTTTTGATATGTACTATGACAAATATGGTCCAGGTTCTGTTCAACGAATTGATTTTGGATATGGAAGAGTAAACCCCAAACTTTGGGGATATAAACAACCTGAGAAAAAGAAAAGAAAATGAGTGCAGGATTTGGTGGATCTCCCAACGAAAACCGAGTTGGTAAAGATGCAAAAATTACAATTGATTTGGATAATATAGACATAGTACTAAAACAATATAAAAAAATTAAAAAATATCAAAAGTCATCTCTGTTCGCTATTAAAACAATGGACGGCACAGAAGAGATCGTGAGTTCATTGGTAAAGGAAGCGGAGGAAAATCCACTGTAAAATGGGAAAGCATTATCTACTTAACTTGTATGGATGCTCGTTTGTCCTTTTGGATGACGAGCGTTGTCTTATAGACTTATTAGAGTGTGCAGCAATAGCAAGCGGTGCAACTGTGGTTCAAACTATTTCAAAAAAGTTCGAACCTCAAGGAGTAACTGTTCTTTGCTTGTTGTCTGAGAGTCATATTAGTATTCATACTTGGCCTGAAGAAGGTAAGGCAGCAGTAGATGTTTATACTTGTGGTGATTGTAACCCAAAGATTGGGTGTGATATGATTATCCATCAACTCTTTGCTACTAATCACACATTAAGTTATATTGAACGGTAACAAAAGTTACATAAGTTTTTGCATAACTATACTAACAGGTCTATAATGACCTTACGTTCATCTGGAAACAGACGGAAGTAAGCCGACGCGGAACGGAACGTTCATCGGGAAACCGACGCAAACGCCGACTGAAGGAACGCTCTTTAACCTAAAAACTAAGGAGAACCCTAATGTCTAAAGTTGTATATCGTGGCATCGAATATGATACCCAAAAGCGTCTTGAGTATCAACAGCAGATGATGCAGCAACCCCAACAATACAATGAAACCTATCGTGGTGTTAAGTTTGTAAAGGAGGGGCACAAATGAAAAAACTTAATGCACTTCAACTCATTAAAGAGCAGAAGCAAAAAGAAGAGAGGCGGCATAAAGCATCTCTTGCTACTTTGGTAGCAGCAAAGTGATCTAAGAGGGGACTTGACTCCCCTCTTTTTTTTGTCTATAATACCTTTGTCGAGGTTGATAAAAATGGACAGAGAAAAGATTAAGTTAATAGTTAAAAACCTTGAGTCCCTGGTAGAATGCCTTAAGTCAGAAATTAATTCTGATGTGGATTCTTATAGACCAGAACCACAATATGAAGAAATTGCACATTATCTAAACGATTACGACGAAGTATTTTATGACGATGACGACGAATATGCTAACTGAAGAATTCGAGTTCATGAAACCAGAAGTAAAACTCATTAGTGTTACACCAGATGCAGAGAAGCATATGGCGTATTGTGCTCGCGTAAGTAATCCTTCTAATCAGGACAATGAAAAGTTTTCTGGTCTACTTAAGTATTGTATTCAACATCAACACTGGAGTATCTTTGAGCAAGCAAGTATGACAGTTGAGATTAACACTACTCGTGGACTAGCAGCTCAAATTCTCCGACATAGATCATTTACATATCAAGAATTTTCGCAACGATATGCTGACACTAATCTTCTAAACAAAACTATTCCTCTTCCTGAACTTCGTAGGCAAGATACTAAGAACCGTCAGAACAGTATTGATGATATTCCCGATTATCTGAAACTGACTTTGACCGAAGACATTCGCGTTCATTTTGAGCAGGGTCTACGCCTCTACAACCGCCTCCTAGAGAAAGGAGTGGCAAAGGAGTGTGCAAGGTTTGTACTGCCCCTGGCGACGCCTACACGCCTTTATATGACCGGTTCTGTAAGGTCATGGATTCATTATATTGATCTTCGTTCTGCACATGGCACACAAAAGGAACACATGGAAATTGCAGAACTTGTTCGTTGTATCTTTACCTGTCAGTTTCCTGCAGTATCTGAGGCACTTGGTTGGGTTCGTAGTGATTTGTGTTCTGACTGTGTAGATGCACCTTCTATTACTATTGAATAAATATCCTTACATACTATGGAGGTGTAACATTGGCAACATATCCGGTTTATAATAAAACCACTGGTGAACAAAAAGAAGTCTCTATGAGTGTTCATGATTGGGATCAGTGGAAGAAAGATAATCCAGAATGGGATAGAGATTGGTCTGATCCATCAACATGTCCTTCATCTGGAGAGGTTGGAGAAGTCTATGATAGACTTAAAAAATCTCATCCAGGATGGAATGATGTTCTTCGTGCAGCATCAAAGGCTCCAGGTTCAAAAGTAAAACCCATTTAACATAACTTTATATGGCAAGAAGAAAAAGAGTAGATGACCAACCGATTGGTGTAGGAATGACTGCGAAACAAATGAAACGCAAGAAACCAATTGGTCTTGATTTGATGAGAGATATTGAACCTCTTACAGATAATCAAAAACTTTTATATCAATCATATGAAAAAAACCAAAACATCGTTGCTTATGGTTGTGCGGGTACAGGTAAAACCTTTATTACTCTCTACAATGCACTTCAAGATGTTTTAGATGAGAGAAGTCCTTTTGAAAAAATCTATATTGTAAGGTCTCTTGTCGCTACTCGTGAAATTGGATTCTTACCTGGTGACCACGAGGATAAATCTTCACTTTACCAAATCCCATATAAGAACATGGTAAAGTATATGTTCCAAATGCCAGATGATGCATCTTTTGAAATGCTCTATGGAAACCTCAAAACCCAAGGAACAATTAGTTTTTGGAGTACTTCTTTTATTCGTGGAACTACTCTGGACAATGCAATCATTATTGTGGATGAATTTCAAAACCTGAACTATCACGAACTTGATAGTATCATTACTCGTGTTGGTGAGAATTCAAAAATTATGTTCTGTGGTGATGCAACTCAATCTGACCTCATTAAAACAAATGAAAAGAATGGGATTGTTGATTTTATGAAGGTTCTTCGGATCATGCCTTCAATTGATATCATTGAATTTGGTGTTGATGATATTGTTCGTTCTGGTCTAGTTAAAGAGTATATTCTTGCAAAAATGGAAGTTGGTGTATGACGTTTAATCATTGTAATTTTTTAGGTGAACTTGAACTAGAAAAGAAAGAAACAAATGGCATCCGTCTGTACAATCTTCCCGATGGTCAGTGGGTGCCTTCAATTACTTCGGTTACTTCATTTTACAACCGTCAAATTTTTGTGAAATGGCGTGAGCGTGTTGGTCTTGAAGAAGCAAATCGTATTACGAAAAGGGCAACAGCAAGAGGAACTGATTTTCACCAGGTTTGTCAGGATTATCTTGAGAACAAAGAATTAAACTGGGATGATTATCAACTCCTGACAAAGCACATGTTTCATCATGCTAAACCTTATCTTGATAAGATAAATAATATTCATGCAATTGAAAGAACTCTTTACTCAGAATATCTTGGATTGGCTGGACGAGTTGATTGTATTGCCGAGTATGAAGGAGAGTTAGCAGTTATTGACTTCAAAACTTCAGACAAAATTAAACCGGAAGAATGGATCGAAAACTATTTTGTCCAAGAAACATTTTATGCAGCTGCCTATTATGAACTCACTGGTCAAGTTGTTAAAAAACTCATCACACTCATGGTGACTCCTGGTGGTGAGGTTAAAGTATTTGACAAAAGAAACAAAGGGGATTATATTAAATTATTAGTTCGTTATATCAAAGAATTTGTACATCACAATACTAGGTCAGATGGAGAATGAATTAGAGAAAGCATTAGAAAATAAGTTCTTTTGTCCATCACGTTTTGCTCAAGAGATTGAGAATCTTGTGCAAGTTAATGTTGAGATGAATTATATTGATGCGATTATCTACTTCTGTGAACACAATAATATTGATTTGGAATCCGTTCCAAAACTTATTTCAAAACCGCTGAAAGAAAAAATCAAATATGAGGCGATGGAACTAAATTTCCTTAAGAAAACTTCCAAAGCAAAATTGATTTTTTAATCCATTTATGGGTGAAAAAAGTTCCGGCAAAAAAATCCTTATATTACTTTTTTGAATGATGCCATTCGATGCTTATCGAGAATACCTTGCTTTAAAAAATCACTTTACAAAAGATAGTTATGACTATCATAAGTACTGTGGTAAAAGTAGAGCAACAGTTCAGTCTTTCTACAAACGTAAGGATCGTTTCTGGTTTGAAAAGATTTCAAGGCAGAAAACAGATCAAGAAGTTGTAGAATTTTTTGTTGCTAATTTTGTTTCTTGCCCCGATCCAGAAACACTTTGGATTGGTGAAATGATGAAAGAAGGCGAAGAAAGATATCAATCTTGGCAAAAGAAAGTTCAGTCACTTTCTTATGTTTTTAAGGAAGAAAGTCAATCTTTATTTCAAGACAATAAATTTGAGGATGTTTTCAAGTGTTCAAAGGGACATCCTGTTTTACTTAAAAAGTTTTTAAGTGGTCCT